CCTTGAGCACCGCGTCGGCAATCTCTTTGACCACATCCACCGGGATGTCTCCGATGGCGTCGTCGTCAGCAGCGAAGACTTGCGCGCCCGACTCATCCACGACACAGGTCGAGACCAAGTAACGCAAGCTGCTCTGCTCATTGGCCTTCGCCGCCTCATCGAACGCGAGGGCTTCGCGAATCGTCAGCGACCGCACATAGACCGCTTCGCCGTTGATCTCGACACGCTTGGGCACTCGCTTCAGGAGAGCTTTCCTACTCATCGTCGTCACCGTCTTGGGGCATCTGGTCCCAGTTGGGACCGGGCTTGTAAGTTCCGTCGGGCAAGTAGCCGAGGATGATCCCCGCGTCGAACAGGGGGAAGTCATCGGGATGAATGCCCGCATTCAATCGCGCGTAGGCGTGCTGCGCCTTGGCGAACTCGGCAGCAGACATCGAAGCCCGCTGCCTGCACTCGTCGTCCACCGCTTCGGCAATCCCCATGCGGACCAACATGAACGAGTCGGGCCGGTCGAGGATCGCACCTTGTTTCCAGAATGTCACGGGCCGATTCTGCCCATTCCGCAGAATCACCCGCTCGACCGTCTGGGCCTTCTCCTCTTCGGACAGGACCGCAGACGGTGAGACTTCGATGTCATCACGCAGTAGCTTGGCTTTCATTAGGTAGGCCAGCCCGGGTCGCCAGTGACGGTGTAAGTGACGTTGCCCTTGAGTCCGTCGCCCATATCGACGGTCGCCCCGAACTGCACGCCAGCCGACGTGAAAGACTGGTTCGTCGCCGCAGTGTCGGCGTAGATCAGCTTCATCGCATTCGTAGCGGGAGTCGCGATCAGGTCCGTGATTGCCTGATGGCCGGACAACGCCGGATCGTAGAACAACTCAGCGGACACCTCGCCTGGGTTGCTGTAGCCGGTCGGGGCGAACGTCTTGTAGGTCGAGCCGTCGAGCGTGGTAGACTCGAAGGTCTCGGAGCCAGACCCGCTGTGCTCGATGCTCAACAGTTGCGCGATGTCCACGAGCGAAGCCGCCACCGTGTGCTGCAACTTGGTTCCCTTGCACTTGACGATAGCCAAGGGCCACCTCCTTTCATGTGTGCTGGATTCTGAAAGACAACGAACGAACGTAATGCCGCTGGTCGCGGCCATCCCCGAGGGTCACGATGTCATCGAGTGTGCTGTCGTGAAGCACTGCGTTGACGGTGTCGCTTGCCCCGGCTGCCCCGACATAGTCACGCAAGAACACCTCGACCGCGTTACTCAATGCGATTGCCCCGGGCCGACTGGTCGCGTAACTGTCGATGTCGATCTCCGACAGACGCAGCGTGCCGCCTGTGCCGTCGAGTCTTTTGTAGGGATCGTGCCCGGTCTGCTGAATGAGAATGAATGGAGGCTTCATGCCCTCCGCCGGATTGTCCAGGAACACCGCCGGGAACGACACACCGCCGACAGTCTGTGCCGGTGCCAACGTCGTGATAGACGACTGAGCCAGGAGCAGCGTGCGGAGTCCGGTTTCAATTGCCACTCTTCTTCGCCTCCTGCGCCACCGCCTTATCAATGCCTTCTTGAATCGCAATCTTGAAGACGTTCATCATCTCCGTTTGCGATCCCTTCCAGCCATTGATAACCGCGTCGGGAATCATGCGTGGCATCGCACCGAGAAATCGGTTTTTCGAGTCGGTGCGGTCTGCTGTTCCCAAGACAGCCCAATGGATGTTGGCCGCTGCAATTCCGACGCCCTTGTTCTTGGTCTCGCCCTTGCGGGTGGTGTATGTGTTCTTGCCTGTCCGCTGTGCCTTCCGCGTCTTCTCGGTTCGCTTGCCAACGCCGAGACCGGTCTTAGCCTGCCACACTTTCTGCTTCGCCTTCGTGGCCCCGACGAAGATTCCCACGAGAGGCTTCGCCCACTTCTGCATCACGGGAATCTGTGCTTTGATACCACGACGCGAGACTCGCAACGCCTTCCGCAACGCCTTCTCGATGACTCGCTGCCGCACCTTGTCATTGATGCGACCGATGGCTTTCCGCAGTGCCTTCGCTCCGCCCAACTCCTTGGCGACTGCAAGCCCAATGGTCTGCTTGAACTTCGCGCCCGAGACCCGCTTAGCCTTGCCCCGTGCTGCAATCTGGGCTTTCGTTGGCTTCGGGCCATCGCCCCACCAGTTAGCCATCGGTCGGCACCTCGATAGCCTGGAAGCGAACCATCTCGCCGCCCTCGTCCACATCCAGCGGGGGAGACGCAATCGACAGCACACGCGAGCCGAGACGTAACCGCTGCTTCGGCGTGAACGACTTGCTCTCGGGGTCCGCCCTCATCGTCACCTGGTGCGTAATGTCCGCCGCCACCTCGACCCCACGGAAGAACTCGCGAGATCCTCGGGTGATGAGTTCGCACCATCGAGAACAGAACGTCTGCCAGTTCGCCGCCGTTGTCTCGTCGAGTTGTCCCGCCGCGTTCACGGTCCCGACGAGTCGCTGCACCTCGACGCGGTTGCTCAGCTTTCCGGCCCTCATGCGTAGTCCCCCCACTTCAGGCGACCCGCGAGAGCAGCGTAGCTAAGGTCGATCTCCTTCGAGATGGTCCCGACGATGACGGTCTCTGAGTGCTCGTACCAGTGCGCGGCCAACATGCGGATGGCCTGCTTCGCATCCTCGGGCACAGCCGACGCAGCACCGTAGCCCACGACTGCGGTGAGCTCGACCGCGTTGAATCGCTCGTAGGTCGTCGGCCAAGTCTTGCCAAATGCGGGCCGGATCAACGCGGGCTCCGCGTAAAGATCGCTCTCGTACTCGGTCTGTGCGAGAGTCTGTTGTACGTTCAACGAATCGTAATAGGTGATCGATGCGATGCTCTGCACGGGAGCAACGGGCAGCACGATATAGGTCGGCAGAAAATCCATCGACACGACGACGGTCTGCGTGCAGAACGCGCGTCTCGTGTCCTTCTCTAACATGGTCCGAGCCGCAGTCAGATACGACTGTAGCTTGGAATCCTCGAAGCCCGAGTCAATCCGAGCATGAAGCTTGAGATCCTCCACCGAAACCGGCTCGACCACTGGGCCAACAGACACACGCCAAGCGTGCCTGACAGCATCCATTGAGACCAGTGGTTGAGCTCGATTCCAGGGCATCTTACTTCCCTCGGCTACGACGCCGCTCCATCACTGGGCGAGCGTCTGCGGTTTCAACAACGTCTTCGACAAGTCGGGCCATCTTCCGGCGGATGAGCAGATTGGCCACACCATCGGCCATGTGCATCACCTTACCCGGCTTGTGCCCGAGCCACCCCTTGAGCAGTTCCACCTTCATTAGGCGGGCACTCGCAGGATGTTGGCAAAGCCTCGCTCCGTCGCCGAGACCGGGTAGTCCTTGGCACGAGAGAGCAGGGCGAACGCCGTCATGTAGGTTCCCGCCGAGCCATCGCCAGCGGTCGCGACCAAATCGAAGTACCGCTTTCGTCCGCGAAGATCGACCTCGAAGACGAAGGCCTTGTTGTCATCGGTCGCACTGGGCAGGGCCGATGTGGTTCCGCCAATGCCGACCGACGTGCCATAGACCAGCCCGGTCACGTCGGCATAGCTGCCGTCGGTGTCGCTCTCCTGAAGCTTCAGGGCGGCCATCGCAATATCCGTGGCACCGAGGTAGACGAACACCCGAAGGTAGTCGAAGCCTGCGGTGTCGATGCTCGCCGTCGTGTAGCTGGCGTTATCGACGATCGCACCCGGGGGAGTGATCGACAGAAACTTGTCATTCTGTGCCGTAATCATGCTGCAATTCTCCTTACGATCCGGGGGTAGACAGCATGATCACCGGGCCAGCCACCGAGGCGGTCCCGCGTTCATGCACATTCAGGTCGAAACGCTGGGTGCCGCGAATCGCGATTTGGTCGAACTCGAAGTACCGCGAGGGATCGACATCAATCGAGATGCCGCGCCGCGTGCCCATCGTAACCGCCAGTCGCAGGTCGCCGAGGTACGCCAGCCCGTCCGTCGAGACCTGCGCCGTGGTGGTGGAGTTCATCACCTGCGCGATCACGACGGGGAATCCGAGGAACTGGAACGGCGCACCGCCCGCCACCTGGGCCACGGTGTTGCCGCCAGCCGCTTCGGCCAACCGCAACATCGAGTTGGCCCAGCCCACGCGGGAGACGTACCACGCGGCATTGGCCACCGCGTACTGCGGCAGCTTCCCGACCATCTGCTCGAAGTCTTCGAGATCGAGCGTCGAGAAAGCCGTGTTGCCGGTCGCCGCAGTGACTTTGCCGCCAGCAGCGACCGCCGACTTAAGCCCGACCACGCCGCCGTAGGTCGAGGTGCCGTCCCCGTTGAACAAGCACTCGTCTTCCTTGTCGGCGAACGCGTAGGCGATCTCGCTGGCAAGGTCATCGGCAATCGAGATAATCGCGTCTTCGGCGATCTCCGAGGACATCTTGCACATCACCGCCAGCTTACGAGCAGTCAGAGACACAGCGTCCCAGTTCTTGTCGCTCGCGGTGATCTCGGCGTTCTCGTTCACGAAGTAGGCAGTGACGCCGCTGGCCCGCCGGGGGATGACTACCGAGTCGCTCGCCATCGGCATCACCCGCACCGAGCGACGGGCCACGCCCCGCTCTTCGCGGAGGTCGATGATGGTGCTTTCGAGCACCTCGGGCACGAGGTAGCCGCCGAGGCTGTTCGTGGTCGTGGTCAGCGGGGAGGTGCCGCGAACCTCGATCCCGTGATCGTGGCACCACTGGGCCGCACGGGTGTTGCCGCCGATGGTCGCCAGCAGCCATTGGCCGGTAGCGTGCGCCCGCTCTTCAGCCGAGACGCCGCCATCAGCCCGGAAGTTCCGCACCTTGGCAGACCGCAGCAGCCGGGGAGCCGCGACAGTCTTCTCGACGGGCACCAGCACAGCCGGAGCAGCCGGGGAGGTCTTCCGTCCCTCGGGCACGGCGAGGCTGGCCTTGTCGGCGATCAGCTTGAGCAGCCGGGCTTCCTCGACGTGGGCCGCATCGGCAGCAGCCATCGCCGAGTTGTACGACTTGTTCTCTTCCTCGGTGACCGCCCGAGCCTCAGCCCCGGCCTTGGTGACGATGGTCTCGGCCTCGGCCAGAGACGCAGCCCGCTTCTCGCGGGTCTTGTTCAGCAACTCTTGGAGCACAGTCGCTCTCCTTTGGAAAGAGTCAGCGACTGTCCGAACGTGCGGGCATCGGTCGCCGACAGGGTGTAAAACACACACCTGCTGGCAATCGCGACGCCCGACTTAGGCCGGGATATCTCGACTGCTCACGCTCCCTTGGGCGATCGTGTGACCGGTGCCAAGGTCGCGGAAGGTATCAATGAACGAATCGTACCACCGAGGTACTCATCGTCAACGCCAAATCTAATTGGACTTCAACGCCTTCGCCTTGGCGGTGCTCCAGTCCCTCGCAGCGTCCCCGCCCCAGAGTTGCCAGGCGACGTACCCGGGGGTCTCTTCGCCCGCCCTGTCCCAGCCGGGGGTCTTCTCACTCGCCTTCCTGGCGAACCACGCCGACATCTCGATGACGTGATCGGGAGTCAGTGCCTCACGCCGGGAGATGATCCCAGCCCGCCGCACAGTCTCTGGCTTAAGCCCATCCCCCGACCGCCCGGCCTCGTGCAGCCTGAGCCCCTCACGAGCCGCCGCAGCCATCCCCGCCGTGGGGCGAGTAGAGACAGCCGCCCGACTCTCCGAGACCGTCAGCCGGTCATACAGAGCGTCTAGCGATGGGGCCTGCTGGGCAGCCTGAGCACGGGCCAGAGACCGCAAGGCTACCTCGGTCGCTCGATACGCCGGGTAGGTCACAGCCGACACGTCGAGCAGATCGACCGCGAGGAGGTCGCGCACCTGGCCGCCGCTCTCCTGTCGCCAGTTGTCGCGCCGGGTCACGAAGCCGAACGACATCTGGGAGAGGTCGCCCCGCCTGATCTTGGGCACGATGCGTTGAACGTCCGGGTCGCTCGGGTCGAGGTCGGCATCAATCACGAGTCCCCTGGTGTCCTCCTTCAGACGCAACGTCCCCGAGGTGGTGCGAGCCAGCGGGAGCCCCTCGTGGTTCAAGAGAAACCGCACGTCGGCACCCTGGGCCAAGCTGTCGCGGAATGCTCCCGGGCGGATGACCTCGCGGAATGTCCCATTGTTCCCCGGCAGTTGCTCAGACAACGAGTTGAAGACCGCCGCGTAACCCCGCAAGGTCAACTTGCCAGTCTCGCCCTCGGCCCGCAGTTCAAGCCCCTCGGCAATCAACGCTCGTTCTTCGCGTTCACTCACAGCACACCTCCCGAGAGAATGACCGAATCGCTTCCAAGTTCCACCCGCTTACTGTGTTCTCCACCATCGCTGGCAAGAGATCAGCAGTCGCCTTGCCTGCCACTTCGAGCAACGATTCCCGCCGCTGCCGGATGTGCTGTTCCACGATGCCAGCCGTATCGAGTTGCCGCCCGGTCGCCAGCGTGTACGCTCGCACGATGGGGCCGAGGGTCTCGACCAATGCCGAGCGATGATCCCCGTAGAACTCATCGAGCCACGCGAGAAACTTCGCGGGCTTCTTCGCCGCACTCATGGCTTGGAGTGCTTCTTTGTTGCTCAGCTTGCCCATGGCACCCGCGAGCACCTCCACGAATGCAGCCCGGATCTGCTCGTCCTGTGGAAGGTCTGTCTGGGCGTCCTGTGCTGCTGCGGTCTGGGTCGCAACTGGAGACGGTGTGGGTCTCGCCGTCATGGCCACCGAGATCGGCACCATGTTCCCATTGACCAGGTACGCATCACCTTCTTCACCGGGGATCGGGTCCATGCCTTCCTCATCTCGGATCTCGTTGGCACTCATCCACCCATTCTGCCGGGCGACAGCATACGCCGCGTATCGGCTTTGGCGATCTGCCAGTGACAGGTCGTCAATGTCTAGCTCGGTGTAGTGCGTCGCCTTCTCCGTCCCGGTCAGCAGCCGCCGTTGGGCCTCCTGCTCCATCGCCACCGTGATTGGCCTGATCGTATACGTCAAGTACTCCAGCGACTGGTGCTCAATGTTGCCGAATGTCGCCCGCGACAGATCACGCAGAAGGTGCGGGGGAAGATTGAACCAGCGGGCCACCTCGGTCAGTTGAAACTGCCGCTGCTCGATGAGTTGCGTATCGGTCGCACTCATCTGGATAGCCTGGAACTCCATGCCTTCCTGGAGAACAGCGATTCGCCCGGCGTTGTTCGCTCCCCTGTGCAGGGCCTCCCACTCGCTCCGCATGTTCGCCCGAGCAGCATCGGTGAGCTTGTTCGGGTGTCGCAGAATCCCGCCAGGTTGTGCGCCATTGGCGAACGAACTCGCCGAGTACTTCTCGATGCCGAGCGTAAGCCCAATCGAGTCCTTCGCCCGATGCACCAGCCCACGACCCACCACCCCGTCTCCAGCCATCAGCGGGACATGATAGATGTTGGCCGCTGGCAACTCCGCCTCAATCTGCCCCGTCTCATTGCGGACGCGGTACATCAGCCCGCCGCCGTTCCTGTGGATCTCGACTCGCCCGGGGTGAATCGGCCACAGCGACACGGGCCGACCTGCTCCGTCACGCTCGATCTCGGCGATCATGTTCCCATGCAGGTAGTAGCTCGTCAGCATCGCCACCCGCCAGGAGAAGGCCGTCATCTCGGGATTCGGCTCACGGTCAAGCAGGTACGCCAGCGGATGGTCGTAGAGCTCGACATCAGATTCCCCGCGTCGCTCGTAGACTTCCCACTGAATCTGTCCGATGGTCTCGGCGATGATGCGGATGGCCGCGAACACCGCCGACGATGTAAGCACCGTCAATTCGTTGACCGGCACCCCAGCAGCAGATCGGGACAGCAGTGCGTCGGCCACCTGCTGCGGCATCGCACGCGAAGACGGCGCGATCCACTGGGCAAGACTCCGACGGAC